AATGATACCGGAAATCCTGTTCCTACAATTCAAGGGCTGGAAATTCCTGCACATGATTTTATTGCCTTGAGCTATACCGGGGAAAATCTGACCGGTGTTGTTTATAAGGATGGGGGGTCTGGTGGCATCACCGTTGCAACACTCACGCTGTCGTACACCGGCAGTCGGCTCGATTCCGTCACCAAGAGCTGAGCCATGCCGTTTCGTTTCAACCCGTTCACTGGCAATCTTGACGAGGTAGATACTACTGCCGCTGGTGGATCTGATACACAGGTTCAGTTCAACGACGGCGGCAAGCTGGCGGGTGACAGCGGCCTGGTGTTCAACAAGACCAGCAACAAGCTGACAACTGGCGGTGACGTTGAGCTAAACGACGGCGGTGCCAACACCACCACCCTGCAGCTCGTCACACCTACGGCAAACAGGACGATTTCGTTTCCTGATGCCACTGGCACCGTCGGGTTAGTTGCAGGCTCTAGTGGGCAACTGCTGTATAACGCAAGCGGCGCAAATGCAGGGGCTAGCACTCTCACTTATGACGGCAGCATCCTGACCAGCTCTGGCAGTTTTATCAACAGCTACAACGCCACTGCATCGAGCCCGGCTAAGGCTTTCACCGGCACCTGGTTTACAGGTGGCACCAGCACCACCACCAAGCCTCAGGTGCTGATCGAGCCCACGGGCACCACGAGCACGGCGTGGAGCACCAGCGGCACGGGCTTGGGCATTAATGCAGCGAGTGGGTTTGCGGGGAACCTGCTGGATCTGCAGGTTAATGGGACGAGTTTTGCAAAGATTTCAAGCACCGGGACACTTTCCCTATGGAGTGGAATTACATTCTCCACTGCCGCGCCCAGTGCTGGGGGAAATTGGATATTTTCTGGTATTGTAATCGGATCATCTCTAAAAACCAGCGCTCAAATTTTATTTGGCACGGGTAATACTACAATCTTAATTGAGGACGCCGCCAACACCCTGGCCCAGCGCAACGGCACCAACGCCCAGAAGACCAATATCTATGACACCTACACCTCGGCCACGGACTACCACCGTGTCACGATTGCCACAGCCCGCGCCACGCTGACCAACGTCTCTGGCGCCAGCGTCACCGCTGCCGGTCTGATCCCTGCTGGTGCTGTCGTAATGGGTGTCACCAGCAAAGTCACCACCGCCCTCGGCACGGCCAACGGCACCACCGGCTACAAGATCGGCACGGCTACAGACGATGACCGCTGGGGCAGTATCACCGGCACTGCTGCTGGCACCACCAGCGATAACCGCAACTGGACCGCAGGCACCATTGAGTGCTTCCCCACGGATACAGACATCATCGTGACCGCCACGGGCGGCAATTTCAACGGAACCGGCGTCATCTACCTGTCGGTTCAGTACATGACCGGCCAAGCCGACTAACCCCTGCTGCTTCCCCTTCCCATGAACATCACCCTTTCCCAAAAAGCACTTGACGGCCTGATCGAAGCCGGCAATCGTAACGACACCACTGCCGAAGCGATCGCTACCGAGCTGCTCACCAATGCTGGTAATCAGTACGCCGACCTATTCAAGATTGGCATTATCACCAGCGCTGCATTCGTGATGCGCTTCAAGCCGGACGAATACGCAGCGATTCTTGCCTCTGCTCCAGATCACACTGAAGTGAGCGGGTACGTTACCGACCTCGTGAATAACGCCTACGTGTCTCTCACCGATCCGCGCCTGGAGCCTGCGTTGCAAACCCTGGCCGCTGCTGAGTTGATCGCCCCCGAGCGCGTGGCTGAGATCCTGTTCTATCAGCGCCCTGTGGCGCCGGGAAAGTGACGTGGGAGCTGCCTGTGGCTGAGTACGTCGGCCAGGAATGGACAGCTCCCGATGGCCAACTGTGGCGCGTGACTCAAGTACGCGAACAGGACGGCACGTTTGCGCAAGACGATCCGACAACGCCTGAACGCGAATCTGCTACCTGGGCAGCGGTCGAGGTCAACGACACTACTAGCCCTGCGGAGGGTGACGAATGACGCTGATCATCCAGAAGCCGACTGGGGCGAAGCTGAACCTGCGCAAAACCTGGCAGCCGATGGACCCCGATGCGGCTGCCTACATCACCGCTGTCGAGGCTGCTGACAACCAGGCGCTGGAGGAGCGGGTCAAGATCGCCATTGATAACTTCGTGCTGGGCTGCAAGGCAGATGGGATTTGGAGTGCGATCAAGGCAAGCTGCATCTTGGCTGGTGCGAGGACGTTGAATGGGGCGTTGGTGCCGTTGGTGGGTACGGCGCCGACGAACTTCAACTTCGTGAGTGGGGACTACAACCGGAAGACGGGGCTGGTGGGGAATGGAAGCACGAAGTTTCTGAATAGCAACAGGGCAAGCAATGCCGATCCTCTTTCCAATGTTCATGCTGCTGTTTGGCACTCAACAGTGGGAAACATTGAAACGACATATATTGGCAGCGAAACGGAAGTCAATGGACGTATCCTGCTATACAATCAAGCGGTACCTCAGTTTTTGGTAAGACTTCAATCTGACAACGCCATCGCTCCCGGTGCTGTTTATGTGCCCCTTGCTGGTTCTTTGTCTGGCGCTTCGCGCAATGCCATCAATTCAGTCACTCTTAGGGCCTCTAGGTTATCAGCCCTATTTCTTAATTCTGCAACCACACCGCTGCAATCATCTAGCTTGCTTATTTTTCGTAGAGCCGGTGGCTCGTACACCAACGCCCGCCTAGCCTTCTACTCCATCGGCGAATCCCTGGATCTCGCCCTGCTGGATGCCCGCGTCACCACGCTGATCAACGCCATCGGAGCAGCTATCCCATGACACACGCAATGAGCTATAGCGAGCCAGGGCTCCAGGTCACTGCCACTACGACTGCCTGGGAGGTAGACAAATGAGCTGGTTGATTACGGGCAGTCAGAAGGTCAACTGGGATCCGTCGCTGATTACTACGGATTTGTGGTTAGATGCTGCGGATGCCAGCACGGTCACATTAGATAACGATGGATACCTCAGCGAGTTGCGCGATAAAAGTGGCAATAGCCGCCACGCAACGCAAGCATCCGCAATCCTCAGACCTAATTACACAACGTCTGGTATCAATGGAGCAGGAAGCATCGTTAGAGACAGGGGTCATCTGAATATAACTCTCCCGGCTGCATATGCTTTTTGGTTTTACTTGGGAATACCTGACGCGACTGTTAATGACAGTGCTCAGTGCGTTCTTAATACCGCCGGCCTAAACCCTAGGCTTGGCCTAGCCGTTGGAAACTGGCTGTACAGAGACGGCTCTTCTGCTCTCGTTAATTTTGCGTCATTCGTAAGCTCAGTAAGCTCTTATGCTTATTACGCTGATAACCAGACTCATTTTGTTTCGCGAAATGGAGAAATCTTTAGCAGTCGTGTTCGATCTGGAGGGCTTGGCAATTTTAATAGAACAATGAGCGCAACAACTAGCAGCGTCAGTTTGCATTCTCGCATTTTGATCGGCATCGAGCAGGCTCCTAGTCTTGACGTTATCTCTAAGATTCAAGGCTGGGCACATTGGACATCAGGTCTAACGTCTTTGCTGCCTTCTGGTCATCCATACAAAAATTCACCGCCTGTACCTTAACCCTACCCACAGGAGTCCCCGCGTAACCACGCTGGTAAATGCGCTTGCAGTAGCTATCCCTTAACTTACCTCCAGCAAAACAATGGAATCGTCCGTTACTCAAAGTAATCCTTACAGACCTTGGCTGCAAAATCTGCATATCAGGAGAGCATTTATCCTTCTCACTATGGTTGCAACTCTTCCTCTTCTTCTGCTCACCACGCTTCTCGGTACGACTGACTTCGTGTATGAACCTTTAAGGAAGGCTTGGAAGGGTGACCCTTAACCAGCCTTACAGGAGTCCCCGACTTCGACAGCTGAGATCGAACTTCTAATTTGACGCAGATTAGATGTTTGCCATGGGGGGGGCTTTGAGTGACATTGCTTGGGCTGCTCTCAAAGCCGTCTCTTTCTAGACTGCTTGCATGAGCACCTGTCCCGGCCAGTACAACATTAAAATTCAGCGACGTGCTGATTACGCACTGTCGTTGCAATTCACGGACAGCAATGATGTTCCTCTTAATTTCACGAACTGGAGCGGATACGCGCAAGCATGGA